ATCTTTTGACTTTAGAGTTATGAGATGTTAATATACTTATGAACAACGGCCTTAGCGCCATTGATTATTACACAACGGCCTTAGCGCTATATAGAAAGTCACTGATTTATTTTAGTGACTTTTTTATTATCAAATCTATGGATGCTTAATTAATGCTGAAGAAGAGATTTTGAACGCAACTTCAAATTTTTAAGACATAATTAAGATATAATTCAACATAAAATTATTAAATCCCCTTTATATAAAAGGGGATTTTGCTTAGTTAGTAAATTTTTCGTAGATGTATGCCTTGTTTATGCATATGATTTATACTTTATATAAAGGTATGTGTTTCATGTAAAATATTACTTTTTAATACTTTTAAAAAATAATAAGTCAAATTCAAGTCATAAAAAAGAACCTACGCATTACACGTAGGCTTCATTATATTTATGCAATTTCTGTTAACGGTGTTGGGTCAACCCAAACGCCACCAATCTTGACAATATTCTTTTGAACATTCACTGCATCGACTCTGATTCTAGATACATAGACTACTGCATTTGTAGTATGCAATACATTGTCATTATATCCATCTGAGTTTGGTACTTTATCTACCAAACGAATTGGAAACCAACCACCTAGTTGAGCAAGGTATGCACATAAATCATCGCCAATTTTCTTCAATCCTTGATTACCGATTTTCATGTGTACAGATGTAACATAGCTGCCTTCATGCAGAATTTGGTCGATAACTTCTGCACTAGACTGTGTTGTTCCAACTGGTGTATGGGGGTCTGTATCAATACCCACATCATTCGTCCATCCAATAGCTACTCCATTACGATCAACACGATATGGATATTTAGCACCTTTGATTACTCTACCAATTGAACCGTTCCAATCCCCTTTTAAGATTTTAGAAGTTCCGTAACAGTTTACGCTTAATGTATTTGTGCAGATAGGTGTACCGACTGAATACTTTTCACCACTTGGAGTGTTTGGAGTACTTTGAGTACTTGGTGCTACTGTTTGACCATCCAATCTAGCATTTACTTCTTGTGCTAATTGAGGCATTTTCGAATGTAAATAAGGGCCAGGACAAGATGTTGCTGCGAACATTCTATGTTCTGTCAAACTTCCAGTTGAATCACCAGTGTAGTTTAATCTGAATCCATATCGTTTACATACGTCCACGCATAGATTTACTAATGCATTCCATGCTTTTGGTGAGATTGTCCACGTATCTGTATTATCATTAGCAATCTCAATTGTGATAGCTTGGCAATCGTTATAGTAGTTTGATGATGTCCACGCTCTGTTTTCTTCGTCAACATTTGCTACAATCGTACCATCTGAACCAATACAATAGTTTGCACTCGCATTACGTCCGCTTACTTGGAATGACTGAGCGCATCGTTCTGCAGTCCATTCGCAAGCCATATGATGAGGTGTGATTTTACATATCTTGTAACCACCACGACCACGCATATAGTTATCTGCACTAGCAGGAATATATTTATTAGTTAAGCTTGAATATGACATTCTTCTTCACCTTCTTCTTTGCCATTTGATAGCTCTAATTGAGCTTCTTCTGATAATTCTTCAAATTTTACTTCTTTTTCTTCCATAAATTTTGCCTCCTAATTTTTTTCGACTAAAAAGTCTTGAATTTCCTTTCGCGTAGCCTTCAGGCTTTCTTTATCATCTTCAGATAACATTCCGTCAAGAATGGCCATGTTCGCTTTTAACATCAGATCGCCCCGCTCTTTATCAGCCTCAAGCCTTTGCTCGTGTTCAGACAAAAGTTGAGAATGCTTATTTAGTTCTGCTTTGATACCTTCCTGAGCAATCAATAATGTTTCGATTGACTTGATTCGTTCATTATCGCGTTTCAACCATTCTTCATGCCTTCTAACTGTTTCTTTTAAGTCGTCATTCGGCTTTTTAAAATCTTTGTAAACCTTCCAAGCGCCACCGATAGTGATGACTGCTCCGCATACCAATAAGAATTGGCGGACTGCAATTATAATTTCATCCATTGCAGACCACCGAATTAATTTTCTTTCGTTGTTTCAACTTCTGGTAAGCCGGCCAAAGATGTCAAAAGCGATAAGATTCCTGCCAAAGCAGTGCTTGATACCACAACTTTAATATCCACCTGTTCCATCAATTGTGATGTTCCAATCATCGCGATTGCAGTTTGACACATTGTTTTTAAGCAGCGTGTGCAAGCTGCATTCCACCACTTAACATTTTTTAATTGTTCCATATCTCTATCTCTCCTTACTAACTCCATAATTATCCACAATGTGCCAGTCATCACATGCACAATTGCTGATTGTATACACGATATCGTCTGAATCTGTTAATTTGAAATCAACACCATCTTTTGTGTGGATCATGATGATTCCATCTACGATATGCCAATATCCAGTCCAATGACTACGTGCCACCTTGTGGCCACGTGTCATAGATATAAATGCAGATGCAAAATTCATATACAGTTACCTCCTAGATCAACTCAACATTTTCAATCTTTGTACGAATAACAAGGATGTCCATATATCTTTTCATGGCATCTAATTGAAGATCATAGATTTCTCTTGGACAAGTCGGTTTGAAATTCAACTTTCCTTCATCCCATTTTTCGCACATAGCTTTCAATTTGTCGTGACGAATCTTTACTTGAAAATACTCGCCTTTGAATCTGTCTTTGTAATCTGCAGAGTTCATCAACTCTACTGTTTCATTTAACTCCATAACTTTCCTCCTATAATTTAGTTACATTTAACATCACATAGCCTTCTTTGAATCCATCGTTAGTAGTGATGCTGCGAATCTGTGTCATTCTAAATAAACCAGTATCCATTTCTTTTCCTTCGTCTAACGATACTTGTTTAAATAACACATAATCTTGTTCATTGATTTGCTCATCAGTCAAATCAAGAATAATAAAATCGTGTTCTTGGAAAAAATTCCATAATTTAGTATTTAAATTGATTTCATGTGTTTTAACCATTTAAAATCCTCCTATTAATATAAAAAAAGCGAGGTAAACAAAAATGCTATATTCTGACAAATTACATTCTTGGTTAAAAGAAAAGAAAATCTATCTAAAATACAGCACTTACACAAATTATTGTAATGTGATTCATAATCACGTATTGCCAACACTTGGCACATATAAAATTGAAGAATTGAATAACGATATTCTGCAAGAGTTTATTCTTCAAAAACTTGAAAATGGTCGTAAAGATGGAAAAGGTGGCATTTCTTTTAAATATGCCAAAGACATTATTCAAATTCTGAAGTTCACACTTCCATTTAAAATCGATATTCAACTTCCATACCATCCTCCTACGGCGGTAGAAATTTTTGAAAAAGAAAATCAAATCTCATTGATTAATCACCTCCAATCTGAGATTAATTACAAAAACTTTGGAATCCTGTTATGCATCCACACTGGAATACGCATAGGTGAACTATGCGCTTTGAAATGGTCTGATATAAACATTCAAACCAAATTGTTAAAAATAGATAAAACCATGATACGTACATACACAAAAGAAGACGGTAGTCATCTTTCAATAACACCGCCTAAATCACGTTCTAGCACTCGTATGATTCCTCTTAACGCTTGGATAATGCATTATGCTATATTGCTTCAAGGTGATGCAGATAACTATGTATTAACGAATCGAGATAAACCGATAGAGCCTAATAAATACAGGCTTTACTACAATCGACTACTTAAAGACCTTGAACTTCCACACCTCAAATTCCACGCATTAAGACACACATTTGCAACAAGATGCATTGAATGTGGTTGTGATTATAAATCACTTAGTGAATTACTTGGCCATTCCAATGTTTCGATCACTATGAATATCTACGTTCATCCTCAAATGGAATTAAAAAGAAAATGTGTAGAATTACTTTGCGATTACTACAAGTAAATGTATGTCTTTTACTACTGATTCGAGCGGTGGTGAATACTATCATAAACTTACACGTGAAGAGCTACCGAGCCATACGCATTGGATCTTAGACCAACAAACTGATGTAACCACTGCATTATATGGTAATCCATATAGTGATGTACCTTTTACGAGAGCCACTGAACGTGCTAATAGAACTAATTATTATTGGTACGGTCAAACATGGCCAACAGGCGGAAACAAACCACACGATAATGTACAACCTTACGTGGTAACTTACTTTTGGAGACGTATCAAGTAGCTATTTTACCCTTCGCCAAAAGAAAACAACTAAATATGGTTGCACGTTATTGTGTGGAATATTGCCACCAGATCCATTTGTATGAATACTATTTACATTGTGACTTTGACCATCAGAATGATGCGAACCATTAATGGCCATAAATTCCCACGGAGTAGTTGTTAAAACGCCAGACGTACCCCATATACCAACTTCGTGTGCGTGAGCAGGCATTTCAGAATATGATAACGTATGATAGTATTCACCACCTTCAGAATTGGTTGTAAATGACATACCTATATAACCGATTAAAAGTATGTCATTTACATCCGGAAAAACATACGGAGAATACAAGCACCAACTAACAATACAAGAAATGCCTAATCATGCGCATAAATTTAATGACTGCGCTTGGATTGACGGAAAAGGAAATATCCAATCCGCATCAAATAACTCATGGTTTAATGGTGGCTATATGAGTAATACAACAAACACAGGAGGAAACCAAGCACATAATAATTTACAGCCATCCATTGTAACTTACTTTTGGAAACGAATTAAATAATCATTGCGTTCTTCGCCAAAAGAACGTGGTTATGTAGGGTTGAACGTTATTATGATGCACATTATCTCCTGCCCAACCAGTATAAACAAACGCAGAAGCATCTGTGGCATTAACCTTTTCATTTGGAGTGACATAGTTTTTTGTGCTTCTATCAATCATTACTCCAAAACTGTCAATAGTTCGTTCCTCCCAACCAGCATATCCTTTAACCATCAATCTCACACTATGATGATGTTTCGGCATTTCAGTTTCTAGCAGTTTGTGCTTATATTCACCACCGCTCGAATCAGTAGTAAAAGACATACTTGTACTACCATCGTTTCCAGTACCTTCTCCGACCAAAGTTCGACCTTGACCGAACTGTTCCCAAGTTCCACCCAAGAATGTTCCTGGGTTCTTTTTATCGTATGTGATATAGACTGCGCCAACCGGGAATATCTTATTTAAGAAAATAGGAGCTACAATATCACCTAGTACAGTTAATGTATCTTTTTGATTAGCGTCTTGACCAAAGAGCGTCAATGATCTTCCATCTTTACCAAAGTTTATCAATGAGTAAGCAGGAGCTACAGTAAATATTTGCCATGAATAATCACTCATGAACTTATCCTTAACGCCGAACGCAACCTCATAGGAACTTGTTGCAGATGTGAATAAATTACCTGCTTTGTAATCTTGTTCAAGCGTGTAGTTGTTATCCCACGAATTTATTTTCGTCCATGAACTAGCACCACTTGCTCGATATTGAATATAGAATGATGTTACATTCTTATTGCTTAAACTAGTAAATCCAACTTTGAAGTGTAATAAAGCATATGTACCACTTGCCTCATCAATCGCATAACTTGAGTTAGCACGTTTTGCAGTTACATTCGTTAAGCTTGGGGGACTGTATGCAGATACAGTGACCGAACCACTCTTAGATGAAGTTCGACCACGTGAATCTGTAACTGTGATTGTGTACGACAACTTGCCACTTCCCTGTACAGTACCTGTAGTAAATGAACTATCATTATATGTTTGTCCTTCAAATTTAGTTGATACAGATGTAACAGTTGAGCCTTGACTACCACTTGTAGCAATTGAGAACTTTAATCTTGATTGACTTTGAACATGTTGACCTATTCCTACGCAGATTGAATTTGTATCAGATATCGAGACCGTTCCAACACTAGGAACGACTCCACTTCTTACTTTAATTGTTGCATTTACTGATTTTGAGCCAACCGAAGTTGAACCACTGAATGTTTCTAATGTAAATGTAGCAATTCCGCTTATCGAATTAGGTAAGTCCTTTTCCCATGCGGTAGGAATCGTATAAGAAAAAGTGGGTGTTAATGTCCCACTTATCGTTGTTAATTCACTTGTTTTACCATTCCATGTTGCGTAGATTTTATGTGTAAAGTTTTTTGAAGCACTCGAGCCATTAATATTTATAGTGTTACCACATTCAATACTAGGACTATCAATAGATATACTTGATGCTCTTGGAATAGTTGTCAATTTAACTGTACCACTGCAAGAACCAGTAATAGGTGCATAATATCCAGAGTTACTTCCACTGAAAGATGCACTTACCGAAATTGTTTTTGATCCATCTGCATCATGTGAAATAGTTACTGCTCCACTTTTTACACCGACAAGTGTATTTACTGGTACATTAGGTGTAAAGCTTTGGTTTAACACTTGAGTACCATTCACGGATACTGTAAATGTTTCAGGAATTCCGTTGTGTGTATGGTACTGCGTATTTGAACGAATACCGACCCACCACTCTACATATGATGTGTTATTTTCAACAGAATAAGATATTTCATTGATTCGCAGTATCAACGAATACTTATCCCACTGGCCACTACCAATTTGTATTCCGCCACTAAATTCTGCCATTCAATCACCCTACTTTCTTGAAATCTAAAGATCCATTTGCTCTTGGAACGAATCCAAATGCACCAATTTTCAATGACTGCGTAAATTGCCCATCTGTAATGTACATTGTTTGGTCGTTTATATATGTTACCTTTGCACCGTTCTTTTGAATCGACCACTCTTCATTTGTAATCTTAGTCTTAAATGCACTGTTTGATTTACCTAAAGTTAATCCATCGTTATCAAACGACATATAACTGTTTACGTTATCTGCAGTTTGTTTTAAACCATCCAATCTACCATTCACACTGCTGATTTGACCATTCATTTCATTTTTAGCATCAGTCACGCTTTGATTAATTGACCACGTAAAATCGCTCTTAGTTTGGCTAAACTGAGTAGATACTTCTTCTTTATAATGATTCAAAGCCGAATTTGATACGTAAGTTTCACTAACCTTTGAAGTAATTTCATTTGCCTTAGTCTCAATTGCAGATTGACGAGTGGTACGTTCTTCGTTTATTGCATCGTCTATATCTTCAGGAGCAGGAGTCCAATCTGTAGAAATTGTGCCGATTTCTAATTTTGGTTTTCTAATATGGATAGAACCATTCTTGAATAATGCAAATCGAACACCGAAAAATTTAACATCATTGAGGGTGACATTATCTACACCTATGTTCATATTTGACAAATCACCCTTTTTGGTTAAAACAACTTTGACCCATTCACCATTCTTTTTATCACCTTTAATTTTGACAAAAGAGTCTGAAAGATATGTATCGTGATAATAAATTCTTGCGTTATTTGCATTATAATACTCTAATATCACTGGTGACGGTATATCCCACTTTGACCAATCATCGACTTTTAAATCAAACGATAGCGTAAAATTTTGGTTTAATAACAAATTCATGTTTACTTTTTTTGAATACATACTATATAAATTCAATGATGTCGAATTAGAAGTACTACAGGATATCGTAGAATGAGAATCATCTTTAGTGATTTTCCAACCACCACTATTATTCCAATCTGTAAAACTAGAGCTATTTCTCAATAAATTCCTACCGCCAATTTGTAGATTATCAACCTTATTACTAGTTTCAGTAATGGACTTTGCTTGTAATTTAATAGCATCGGAATTTTGTTCGATTTTAGTTGTGTTAGAAGTAACTTTATTCGTTAAATCTGCTAAATCTTTCTGAGCTTGTTCTGCTTTCTGCTTTGCATCATCCGCCACTCCCTGAGCCGTCTTTGCATTATTGATTGCCGTAGTTGCGTTACCTTGAGCCTTAGTTGCATCAGATTGAGCTTTCTCCACTGCAGTTTCTGCGTTTGTTAAACGAGTTTGAGCTTTTGTGATTTCGCTCTCAGTCGCATCAACTCTACCAGTCACTGATTCTAGATTAGCTTTTGCATCCGCTAATTCCTTGTTAGCATTGTCTAAATTTAATTGAGCACTGTCTGCCTTTTGTTTAGCTTCATCTGCTAATGACTGAGCACTCTGTGCATTTGTAATTGCTTGAGTAGCAGTTGATTGTGCTTGCGTTGCCTTTTTTGTTGCTTCAGTAATATCTAACTGAGCTTGAGTTGTATCTGATTGCAATCTTTCAATTGAACTTGCTTGAGTTGATATTGTATCTGCAGTTTGTTCAAACTTTGTGTTCATACTTCCTTCAAGTGTTGTTAAATCACTCTTAGAAGCATAATTTTGAGAAACCGTAGTCGATAGTTCACCTACTTTCTCTTCGATTTCAGTTGTGACATCTGCATGAATAGATTTTGATTCAGTAGTTAAATCAACTTTTGTAGCATACGTTTCTTTTACAGTAGCAATTTCTCCTGCATTGGCATTTGCCTTATCAACTGCATCTTGAATCTGTTGCTTTGAATCATCGATATCTCCTTTAATCGCATCAATCTGTTTCTGAGTGTTACCAGTACTAGTATTTGCTTCTTGTGCTAGTTGCATAGCTTCACTTGATTGAGTGTTAGCAGTATTAGCTAATTCATTCGCTTTTGTTGCATCTGCCTGAGCTTGAGTTGCTTTATCAACTGCTTCTTTGGATTGCACATTTGCTTGAGATACTTGTGTATGGATTACACCAATCTTTGCATCAATCTCATTCCACGTGTTATCAAATATCGCTTTCGTGTACTTAATTTCACTTGGATTAGCATACGTACACTTCCATCTTTTCCAAAGGAACTTATCACTTTGATAAACAACATTACCAACAAACCACTCACCACCGTTTAATTCAGTTTGTGATGTTGAATAATAGAACTGTTCCTCTGCACTTACAAATGATTGACCGTCCTCACCCTTAATTGCACTCCATCTGTATTTTGTTGGGTCATCACTGCCATATTGCTTTGAGTCAGAATACTGACCAATAAATTTACGATTTGATTCTGTCAAACTAAAATCAACACGACCATCTGAACTGTTGGCATAGGCAATATGCACATATGCACTTGTACCATTCTGACCGTCTTGTAATCGCATTACAGTGACTTCTGCACTTGCTTTAAGTATTTCACCACTCATTGCTTTAAATCGATATACGGCCTTTTCCGTGAAGTCTGAAGCGTTGACTGTGATTGTTTGACTTGTTGATATTTGATCGTCGTCTTTATACCAAATAATTGAATACTTAGATGTGATATCAACTCCATCATTCTTAACAATTGCAGTTAATTGAGTCGAATCTGAATCAGTCTTAAATAGAATTCCATTTGAAGATACAATTGAGCCTTCATAAACTTTCTTTAACTCAATCATCTTGTTCATTTCACTGATCAGAGCCGAACTAATCTGCGATTGCTTTTCTTCAAAGTTATCAAAGATAGTTTTGCATTTCTCTGAATCTGTAAAACAAATCTCTTGTTCTGTGATTCGTGCTTCTAAATATAAAGTAGGACTATACTCCGCATCTTCAATCGTGAACGTATCACCGATATCCGCATCAATATATGCATCTACATCATATGTAACTTTAGGAACACAATTCTTTTTCAATTGAGCTAGTGCTTGACCATATAAGGTTTCTACACTGTCTGTTTCATAAGACCACACTAGCACTGCATACATATCGTTTGAATGATTTGTTAATAACGTACTAGGAAATCTATCTCTAGATTGAGGTGCAAGTATATTGTTACCTTGAACTTTATACAAAATATTTCCATTTGAATCTTTTACAACACGGCCACTAATCGAGTTAAGTTGTAACCCATTATTACCCGTAGGTCTGATACCTGTATACAACTCTGTAATATCACTTGTTTTAGTGATTCCGTAAACATCATTAGGATATCTTAAGATCGTGCTACGCTTATCACTTCCCATTCCTTGAACGGAATCTGAATGAGCTCTGTAAATATTCAACACAAAATTCTTCAAAGAATAATCATCATTCAATTGAGTTACGAACTCTAATTCTGCATCAAATACATTTGCAATTGAATACAATCGAGCTAGTACAGTATCGCTACCAGTCCACTCATGCGTGATACGTTTGTCTGATACCTCATTTTTGCCAATTACGAACGATTTCTCAAATCCATACGCATTTACATATTCTGCAAATGACATAGCTCTAGGAGCTTTATAAGCATCTACATATTCATTCGTTAATTCAAGGCAAAGGCCATAGGCGGTAACATTTGTTGTGTCACCACCTTTTTCTACGTTCATGATAGTTAAGTAGTAGCCTTTGTTTTTTCTTGTAAAGCTCAGTTTATTTCCTTCAACTAAAAATGCTGCATCATCATGTGCAGTCAATGTAGTAAATTCGAATGTATACGATGAGCCTTTTAAATAAGTATGCAATGTTTCATCAAAGTAATGCATTGCACTAGGTACTGTGTTGTCTAAAAAAGCTAGAACTTTGTCATAAGGAGTTAATACTGCTATTCTGATTTGTTCCATTATAACCATGCCTCCCTAATTCTAGCCTTTACTATTGGTTTTGATTCTGACCAACTTGAGCACGTAGTCTTTATCTCTGTAGTTCCTACTGGAGCTTTAAAATACTTAGTTTCTAAAACCTCATCTTGAGGTCTATACATTCCGTTTACATAAACGTGCGATGATTTACCATCAATTGTAATTTTCGTACCATTAGGATATCTATTAGGAATATCTCTCCATTTTGATACATTGTTTTTCGTGAAGTTGATTACATCAAAGCCCATCATACTCATTAGTTGATTACCGCCTCTGTTACCCCATTGCTTGAATGCAATCTGAATCTTGGCACACTTCATATTTGCAATTTCTGGGATATAATAATTGTAATATCCTCCGTAATAGAAGAAGCGGATATTTCCGCCTTCTTTTAAAATATCGCAATGTCCCCAATTCCAGTACCAAGGATTTTGAGATTGTAAATGAGAAGTAGTATATGAGAAGTTTCTTAACATTTTACCATTCGCCCAAAACTCATAGTGACCTGTATTTCCAACTGTATCTGTCTTGTACCAGTTACAACCGCAAATCAGTTTATTATCTGCAGTTAAGAAGTTGATACACATTTCTCCTGTTTGCCCCATTAGACCTGCATAAAACAACAAATGAAAATAACAATAGAAGTTCTTAGATCCACTTGAATCTCCATTTGAATCTGCAGGTATTACCAAGGTTCTTAATCCACCGCTCGCAGACCCTTTTTTTGTTCCAACAGTTCCAAATCCAATAAACTTTTGATTAAACCAAGTGTGTTCGGCTAATGTACCATTCGAACCGTACTGAGGATGCATTACATCCGTTCCACTAGTGTCATCTGCACAATTATAGAAATTGTTGATGCTAACTAAATGTTCGCTTTGTTGATATGTTTCTGAATCAAGTTCTTCGATTTTTCCATACTGCATTACTCCTTCAGTTGATACGATACCAATATATCCAGTTTCAGATGTTACCTGAACCTCATAATCAATACTTACAGGTACAGTTCCTTCATTGACAATGTTTAACACTCCATCCGTTGCAGTGAACTCTTTTTCTGCAGTTGAATATTTCCTAGGGTCTGAGCAATAGATTTCGATTTCACCGATTACGTTATTACTTCCGCCATCAACTTGTGTGTTAGATGTCTTAGTTCCAATGAAATACTTGTCGCTTTCATCATTAAAAATGACTTTTACTTGCTCGCCACTCAACAATTTATTCATCTTGTTGTAAGCTTCTCGAAATTCTCTGTTTCCTCTTGCTCTCAACTGATATTTAACAGTAATCGTTCTTGCAGGAGTTGTTTTATATCTGTAATAAGAACCATCCATTCCATCAATTTCAGTATGTTTTACTTCTGATTCCATCAACTCACGTCCTGTTACAGAAAGTGTACGATATCCATCTATTTCATTTTCTAAATATACGCCATTATATGACATGGCTTCTGTCGGTAGGTTAGTACCGACGATGCCACTATTTACTGTATTTACGAATGCATACATTATCTGTTACCTCGCAATCTCTCATTAAGCTTTGAATTTCTGTTAATCTCATTCTGATTTGCTCTATATGTTGCACGTGCAAATTCACGATCATTAATGTAAAGTGGTGTTTCAACCGTTAATTGAGCGTTGCTAGTGTAATCGTATTCTGCATTCATATCACTCACAACACCTCCAAAAGTCATTTTAGGAGCGCTCATTAGTGGAAGGTATAATAACTTCTCTGCAGCCTTTTTAACCTGAGGAACCATTCCTAAAATACCATTGCGATATCCTTTACCCCACCACATACCATCTTTATCTGCAATTTTAGATGGTGAGCCAATCTTAGCTTTTGCACGAATTGCGGCATCTGCAGCTGCTGCTAAACTAGCGGCCGCAGCTCTAACAGTACCTTCACTAGCTCTTAAACCATTCGCCAATCCTTGACCAATCATCTGACCACAATATTGTGCTTTTGACTGACACGCATTGAATGCACTGATAATGTTATTGCATGAAGATCGTGCTATTGACACACTTTTTGATAAGCTTCCTTTAAGTCCTGATGTAAACTTAGTGCCCATTGCAGTTCCTGAAGTTGAAGCCCTAGCTTCTGCTGCAGACATTGCACTGATAATGTTATTGCATGAGTTTGTCACTGTAGCTGACGTACTGGCAAATGTAGTACCTACCATACCAATAGCAGTTACAAGGGCCATCATCTGAGTACCAGCGCTTCCTATGCCTACAGAAGCTGCAGATATAGCTCCTATTCCGGTTGCTACTGCAGCTAAGCTAGCTCCCATATCAAACAGATTTAAACCAGTAATAATCTGAATACCTTTAGCTAATTCTTTAAATCCTTTACCAGCATATAATGCCGATTGGCCAATAGATTCAATCACTCCTGATACTGAGTTTAAGATTCCACTTACTGTTTCACCGAATGATGTAATTACACCACTGATACCTTCAAATACTTCTTTGATAACAGGTCCAAACGCAAAAACAACATCTGCAACACCCTGAAGAACCATTTGTAAACCTTCACCTTGCGAACCAACTAATGCCATTGCAGCACCAGTTGCTAGAATAGCCGCTGCCAGCGCAAGCCATGTAGTTGGTGGCACCATTGCGATTGCAGTTCCTAATCCTGTAAATGCAGTTGCTAAACCTTGCCCAATGCCTTGTGCTACTGTACTGATTGCAGTACCAAATGATTCAATAACAGTGCCTACTCCTTCCAAAGCTGATTTAATGCCTTGTCCGATACCTTGAAAAGCAGTACTAATAGCTTCTCCTAGACCTGTTATAATTCCTTTTACACCTTCACATACCGAAGTAATAACATTTGAGATTCCTTCAAATGCAGAATTAATAATCTGTGCAGCTTTAGATGTTTTCTGAGCAGTTCGCATTGTTGCATCACCAATACCGTCACTTGGAGTACCATTTTGTGGTAATTGTCCAGGTATTTCTTGAGTTGGTTTTTCTCCTAATCCTCTGATTTTGTCAATAATTGATTTTAACTTTGAATATCCACCTTTAGCCGTGCCAACGACACCACTAATCATGCTAGATACTTTGCTACCGACTTTGATTGCAACAAATGCTCCTGCCAATAATTTGACTGCACTTGCAAATCTCTTAACATCTTCCGTTTTAAGATTTGCTATGAAATCTGCAATTTTGCCAGTTACATCTTCTACTTTTGCAATGATATTTCCAATGTCTTGTCCTAACTGCTCAAAGACTTTACTGTCTTGCAACTTATCCGTTACATTTCCAATAGCATCTTTGACTTTGTCGAACAATGTAATAGCGTTTTGTACTGCATCTGTCTTCATAAATCCATCATAGAATTGTTGGACCATAGCTTTAGCATTGTTTGCTCTATCTGCAAGCCAATCCATAGCTTTTGATACATTCTCCAAGACTTCAGGCTTAAAGTCCCATGTCAAACCATCATCCTTGGATTCCATGATTGAATTTCTAAAGTCATAGATTTTAGATTTAATCTTTTCTAGATTATCAACTAATCCACCCATGGCTTTTGACTTCAACATGTTATTCATTGCAGACAAGAACCCTTGTTCTAAGTTTTGTACTGCACTCTTGATGTTAGTCATAGAAGTTTTAATACCTTTAGATGCTTCTAATGCAGTTTCTGCAAAGCCACCTGTTTCTGTATCACATTCAATCATTGCATCATTAAACTGATCAAATGTAATCGTTCCATTCTGTAATGCATCGTACAATTCATTTGCATTACCACTTGTAATACCTAGTTTCTTTGCAACTTTAGTTAATGCTGGTGCCATTGTTTCTTGTAAGGTTCTCCATGATTGCATATCAACTGTACCTTTAGCAAGCATCTGTGAATACTGTTGTAATCCACGTGATGCATCTTCTGAGCTTGAACCGCTCGCTAAAAACGCATGATTTAATGCAATTGTAGTATCAGTTGCCTTATCTATATTACTTGTAACGGCAGCCAACGACTTAGATGTTGTTACAACATCTGCCAAGTTTGTAGGTAAGCCTTGTACTGACTGATTTAACTTTGCAACACTCTTTTGAGATTGTTCAATTGAAAACCCCAAAGACTTCATAACTTTTGGATAGGATTGCATGGTATCAAATCTTGTGATAGCACCATCCATGGATGAGCTAAGAACGTTCATTGTTGCGCCAATAGCTTTTGTTATGCCGACACCTGCAACGATAGATTTAACTCTATCACCAAACGACTGACACGCTCCTATAGCTTTGTTCATGGTTGAGGTCATATTCTTATCGGTTGCCGTTAGTATGGCTTCAACACTAAAACTTTCTGCCATTGTTATCCCTCCTTTTTATTTATGAACTCTGCCAACTTATCAAACTTGCTTTGTTTCTTTATTCCCATGACACGATCCAACTCTTTCTGATAGTCAAAGAACTTGCTAAATTTCGTGTATACCATTCTCTGTTTCTTGCCAACTTGCTTTTTAGCTTGTGCAGTCATATTTAGGTATGCTTGCAAATGCAGATAATACTGATCATCCACCATTTGTAGCTCTTTGGCCTTCATTAAAAGACGATATTCGTAAGGGGTAAGATTATTTACCTGATCCAAACTTTTGAAGTCTAGATATCTAAAACAAGTCAAAGCGACACGCTCATACATTTCATCAAATGTTTCGTCTATTTCTTCTCTTCTTTCTCTTCTTTCTGCATGCTCGTCATCAGTGATTTCACTTCTTTCTTGCACGCATTCGCTTGAAATAAAAAATTGAATACGTCCTCAAAAACTTTGTCGATATCTTCTACATCTTCTAAATATCTTTCAATGTATGCTTTATTTAAACGTGGTGTTTGCCCAATATTCATACAGAAGATACAATCGACTAATGCATCAATATCTCCATCCATGATGCTTGCGACCATAAACTTCAAACCTACTTCTTTTTTGTTTTTAGTGTTTGGCACATCCACAGTCACTCTTTTATTGACTTCATGTAAAAATCCAAACCCTGCTACTAGTTGATATGTTTCACCATTTACTTCAATTTCCATGTATTTACTCATTTAAATTTCTCGCTTTCTTAACATAAATATAAAAGGGGCAATTTCTGCCCCTGTTCTATACATTTCCTTCTTCTTTTTTAACATCTTTATAAACGTAAGATGCTACTTCCTGTTGCTCTTTTGTTACTGTTGCATATCCATCTGCACCATTTCCATTTGCTCCGAATGTTAAATCAACTTCAACAACTCCTTCTGCTTCTGATGAAATTGAGCATTCAGTCAAATATCCTTGGTAGTATTTAGATTTAAACTTGCCGACATTTGTTTCAGTTCCTTCTTCTGCTAGGTTTACTTCCCAACATTCGACTAACTTATCTGCCAACATGGCTTTTTCTAATTTGTCGATAATTGCATCACCTTTTGCCAAAACAGATGTTGATGTGATTTCAATTTCTGCCACTGATGGTGTACGAATAGTTCCATCTTTTGTAGCAGTAGTATCTGCATCTTTTGTTACGTTTCGTTCGTTTTCTGTTGGGAATGCAATTGCACTAGCATCTTCTTTTTTTGAATCTTCTGCAACTCTGAAAAGATAGATCAACTGTTTACCTGCAACTGATTCTTTCATTGCTTCTGCGAACATTTGTAAATCAAATTTCATTATTTTATTCCTCCTGTAATTCTAAAATCCAACTCTAGAACACCATGCATCAATGGTGCTCCTGTACTTGAATCCGATAATATCCGTTGGTTGATATTTTGGATCATAAAAGCAAAGTTGTTTGTGTGGTTGATTTGTCTAGCCACTTTCTTAATGGTTTGCATAATTTCAGACAATTCTCCACGCTTCCTAGGATTGTTGTGCCAAACATCCACAACCTGCGTGATAGTGCCTAGAATCATTGTTTTATTTCCGTAATCGTCCACTAGTTGACTTGAACCAATGTATACATATGGATATGGTGTCCCTTCACCTGGAAGAAACGTGTCATATACATTAACGCCTTTACTTTTTAACGCTTTTTCTAATTGCACTTTTAGTGCAATGAATAACTCTTGTTGTGAATCCATTGCATCACCTACTTAACTAGTTTTTTCATGTCTGACTTGAATATTGGTACTTGTTGTTTAAACGCAGGCCTAACAAAAGGTTGTGCATCTATAAAACGTGTTCCAAATTCAACATAAGGTGCATAATGTGTAGATGGTCCTTCTGCATATGTGAATCCGCCATCACGTGTTTCACCTCTGATACTTCTTTTCGTAGTGCCTGTTGAATACCCTTTTGTAAATACTGCATTTTTAACAGTTTTATTTTGCATATCCATTCCATTCTTCAAAACAACTGTTTTCACATCTTCCAAAGAACAATTCTTTTTGAGCTTCTTCTGCAGTTTATCTAATCCTCTTATTTCAACTTTTGCCATATCTACTGCACCTCAGACAGAATAAAAGACTCCTTTGTCCGGAGTCTTCGTGAGTAATCTACTTTGTATTTCTTTGTACCGATTCTAATATGATCAAATGGCTTTTGATAGATGTTCTGTATATGACAAGTAAGGCTACCTTGTCTGATTTGCCCGTATACCTGCATCATAGTTTCAGTTCTTGTATCCATTACGGAAGCCATTACCATTTCTTCTACAGGCGAATCATCTTCATAGTTGCCTGTATTCTCGTTATAAGAGCCTTGCACAAATCTTTGAAAGTAAATAGGTTTATCGTACCTCATAAGAACCGAACCTTTCCTTTATTTTGATTGGCTTGCTCATCTCTCCAAGATTGAATCTCAGAAGAGAAAGAAGAGAAGTCATCATCATTAAATGACATTGACTCCCCTTCAACTGAATGTGTTTGAACACCCTCAGAACCAATCCTATTAAAGCGTTTGATGGACACTTCGGTAATGATATATTCGAGTTCATCCGGTATGATTTTTACGCTCAGAAGCGCTTTTAGTCGACTTTCCGTAAGTCTTACAATGGTATCTAGCTTTTCATCATCAGTTTGCAAACCAAGAAGCAGTTTTACATCATTTAATACGGTTGTTGTCGACATCTTCAATCACCTACGCCTTTAAATCAACAACTACATCGCCTTTTGATACTGCTTTGTAGTTTCTGTCACATTCAACTACTGTACAATGATTAGATTCTGCTGCTTTGATATCTGCTCCTTCTTCGAAATTCTTCCAAGATTTTACATCTGTACCATATGCCACTGTTTCTTCAGAAGCTCCTACCTTGAATTTGAATTTGTTATTCATAGATTGCAACTGTTCGTCAACTGCTACTTTTGTAGTTCCTGTTTCTTCACCTTTAGAAGCCGTTAATGTTAAATTACGCAATGTCTGAGTATCAGAACCACCTACTGCAAAGTGTGCAATTGCATCTTGGTATTCACACATTAAACGTAATCCCATGATAGCGAACATATCAGAAATAGCACGATCATAGTTCCCTTCTACATGGAATCCTAAGAAGCCAGTAGTACTGTCAGTAGTATATGAAAGTCCTGCTTTAACAAATTCAGAATCGCTTGGATCTACGTAATATGCAATGATGTTGTTCATTGGAGTGGCTACTACTGTTTTTTCTGCTACTCGGTCTGTTAAGAATACAATATCTGCTCCTAAGAAGCTCTTAATGTATGTTAAACCGAATGCAGTCTGCATAGATACATTAGCTTCTCCTAAATAGCGGTAAGCATCCAATGTGTTGACGAATACGGCAATACCAGTAGTATTTCGTTTCATCTTCTGGAATTTGTGTTTAACATTACCGATTGCCATCGCAATTGCCATTTGCCAAGTTGCTTCATGTCCTACTAAGCTACCTGAGTTCAACTGTTTATATAAGTGATCAGTGATGTTATCTTGCAAATCAATACGGAATTGTTCATCTGTATCAGATACTGCAGCTTCATATCCTTTCTCTGCAATTGCTTCAATTGGAACGGCTTTACGGAATTTCTCGATTTGAATTGTATCAAAAACTTCTTCTTCAACTTTATATTCGCTTAATGGAATTGATTCACCTTCTGCTACATGTCCATCTTTTAATGTTCCTGTTACTTTCTTTGTTTTTAAAACAGAACCATTTGCTTTACGGATTGGACGAATGATTCCTAATACATCTAATAAAGCCTGGATATTCTTTCCAAAACTAGTAACAAAATCAATTTCGTGTGCTCTAACTTGGATGTTGCCTGTTCCTGTTAATCCTTCAGGTGCTGCGAACATTTGCAAGTTCATACCTTTATAAATTTTTTTCATATGTTAGTTCTCCTTTTTCTATTACTGGAATAAATCCATGTTTTCCGCAATCATGCGTTGTCTTTCCATCGGATCAGTGATATTCAAGATTGATTCACGAGTTACCCCTTTGTTTGAACCTCCACGTTTAGGACCGTTGCCTTTCAGTTTTTCTTTAACTGCTTTTTCTACTTCAGATTCAAACATCTTAACGAATGCATCAACCGCTTTCTTTGTTTTATCTGCATCTTGATTAACTAGAACAGATAAAAGGTCATCACCAACGTTAATATTGTGCTCTGTGCACATTTTGCGTGCTTCATTTGTCATTTCTGCAATCGCATTTTTTGCTTTCAATTCATCTAGCTCTTTTTGCACCTTGTCACGTTCTGCTTCTGCTCGTTCTTGTGCATTCATTTCTGCTAAGCGCTTAGCTTCTGCTTTTTCTTTTTCTTGATCTGCTTTCCAACGTGCAAACCTTTTATCAAGAATCGCATTCAAATCTTCATCTGAGTACTTCTTTTCAGGTGCTTTGTTTTTTTCTTGGTTGTCTTGTCCCTCAGTTGATTTAGTCTGAGTTGATTGAGTGTTTTCTGTTCCTGTACTCTCATTCTCACCTGAAGTTTCATCTGCAAAAAGTTGTAAGCAAAAAGGTAGTCTGTCATTGAATTTTTTCATTAGTAAATTTCCTCCTATTTTTCTGACTTTGCTTGTCATTTCCCATATCTTTTTAAGGCTTAAATGCTTGGCCTGTAACCCATACAGTTTAACGACGTAAATGCTTGGTCTTGTTTGGTAGTGTGGATATGTAGGCTTTATAAGTCTTGGCTTTTCCACAAAAAATGCACCGTTGATTACGTACTTCAACGATGCATTCTAGCCATTGGTCAAAATAAACCTTTTCGACACGCTCCAAATATTTGTGATTACACATCTCTTAGATCCACGTATTCCGGATACGCTTCTTCTGTGCCTTTGCATCCTATTCTGAAGAAATTAATTGCTAATTCTCCAGCAAGGTCCAAACCCGAGATATACAACGTCTTGCTATCTTTATCAGGTTCGTAATATCTACAAAGTGCGTCGGATGTTTCGTCGATTGAATTGGCCAATGTCAAAAATAGTACTGAGATAGCGCTGCAGACGATATCCTTTCCTATCGGAGCGTAACGAGCATGGCCATGTAATTCAATCAAGCAATCACGTTCAGTCTGTCTAATTTTAATCTTTATCACATAGTATCACCTGTTTCATGAGTCTTTTCTAATTTAATAGTTCTTTCAGATAAAAAGCTTGAAGTAACTTGCACCGTTGGAAGCCAGTTGTTATCTGAATTCAAATTCATTTCTATCTTCAAATCTGTTAGCAAATCATATTAATCCACAATATCATCTGCATGATCAATAATACTTTGAGCAGCTTCTTTTATATGCTTCTTAATTTGTTCTGATCTATCTTCACCACGTGTAAACCAATAATCCATTGTATCACTCCCTTGCATAATAAAAGGCCACTCGTTTGAGTGACCATAATTACATCATATTTTTTTAATACTCATCATTTAGTATGTTAAAGCGGAAAGGATATTGTTCGGTAAATCAACATCTGAAAGGCGGCCTTCATTTTTCCTGAATTCCTCTGAAATTTTGTCCCAGTTTTTATATAAAACTTCTGCGTTTTCCCAATCTTCCAAAAGATTTTCAAAAAAAACTTTATCGTCAGTTATTTTGCCATCTAAAACTAGTTTATTTCTCATAGTTATCAGTTCCTTTCTATACCAAAACTATAGCCTTTTTTTAGGAACTTTTCAATAGCAACATCTTTATCTTTGTACTTTTCAACTATATCTTTCATAGCAGATTTTGCTTCCACAAAATTAAAGTTATCGAGTTTGTTGATATACCAAGTTTTTCCTTGATTTGTAACAATTGTCATTGTTTTTATAGTAGGATATGTCATAAAAACATTTATATCATTCATAGAAAAGTAAGACAGTCCAGGATGATTATGTACTAATTCCAATGTGCGTTCATCAGAAGAAACTAATAAATGGAATGTATCTGAATCACCTAAAAAGTCTACACTATCCTCTGTCCCTTTTACAAAATTTGTCGGTGTCTTCTCGGTGTTAGTTATTTTTCTTAGTGCTAAGACTTCATTACTATTATTGTACTTCTTTGAATAGGATAATAATTCTTGTCTTACAAGCATCGACTCATGGGCTTCATCCTCTGTATACCCTGTTGGTCTAACATTTTTTATTTTGTTTATAGCCTGGCTTGTAATATTTACTTTATTTCCTTTTTTGTGTTGCTCTATTTGAGTATTAAAATAAATACTTTTCCACTCATCAAACCTTAAACTATGTTCTCCATTTGCTAATCCATTTAGCCATTTCTCATATATTCCTCTATCTGAATAAGGTGCGAGCGCACAATGACAGTTTGGATGCATAGGTGGAGCGTTTTCTCCTATTTCCATGTCTTTAAGCTTGAATGTTTTACCATCCATTTCTTTACACAACGGACACACATCTTTTAAGCTGCAGGCTATATATTCATACTCATCTATTCCATTCGCTTCGTAAGATTCTGCCTGCGCTTGTGTTTGAACTCGTGCTATTTCTGTTCGCAACAATCTTTCTGCATTGCATCTTGATACATCGAATTTCTTTCGTATCTGAGGGATAAACTCTCTAGGATTCTTGCCTTGAATCAACGCATTAGATAGAACACTGGATAAACTGTTTTTTAGTTGGTCTTGATTGACCCAAATTCGTTCTGAAAAGGTTGCGTTCTTAAAAGATGAATCTGCTACTGTTTTGGCCATCTTCGCATTATCAATCACTGTATCACCTAAGATAGAAGCATTGCGTTTGATCTCTTCTAAATAAGCTCCTTCAAGCTTTTGACCAGTATAAGACTTCAATTCGTCATGGCCTGCCACAAGTTCTAATCCGATGTTTGCTTTTAAAAGCTCCAATCGGTTGACTTTCATTGCAAGGTTATACAATCGCATCTGCTCATTTGCTTCATCTGAAAAGTTCTTTTCCTTTACATACTTTTTAGCTTTTCTTTTATATGCCTCGATATCTATGCTTGAAACTCTTTTTTTAGCTTCTGCCATAGTAATGTTTTCTTTGTTTGAATACCGACTAAAAAAGGATTCGATTTCCTTTTCAACCGAATCCAGCATATTTGCATATATTTCTTGTATCTCATCCGCATATTGCTTTTCATCTTTTAAGCGTTGTTTTTTCCATTCAAGCTCACGATCTCTCCAGTATGTATTACTGCTCATCGTATTCTGAATCCTCATTGTTTTGGAAGATTCGGTTTTCAGTTTCTACCATATCATTCTCATCTTCCTTTTTAATACGTTCCATTTCGGCATTCGTATCTTCAACGGCCGAGATAAATGACAATTGCGTTTCGTGAGACACGATTCCTGATAATTGTGCAGCAGTCTGAGCTTCTTCTAATAAGTTTGCAGGATAATTCTGTGTGAACTTGTATTCAACCTCAAGCCAGTCGTTTTCAGAACGATGTGTGATCGCATTACTAAATAAGACTCGATATCTACGGTTCATTCCAGATGTGAACTTTCGCTCTTTCGCTTTTGCAAGGTTTGACATAGAAAGAAGCTTATATCTCAATGCAATACCTGATGACGTTCCAAAGTTCTCATCATTGATATTGGCCACCATCGAGTTTTGGAAGATTAAACGTTCTAATCTGTTGATCAGATTTTCCTGTGTTGCATCTGCATTTGGCTTTGACATGAAATCAACTACAATTCCATCACCACTTCCATCCATTGACTCAAAGTTAATTGTTCGATTATCACGAATGTGTACCAAATCTGACTCTTCTAATTTTGGACCTAAGATTTTTAAATAGGCATCTGCGAAATAATCAACATCATTTGCTTTTTCTGACATTGCTTTGTTATAGGCATTGATCAAACTGTATGTTGATTCAAAAATAGACATACGTTCTTCATTTTCAATAAATTCAGTGGCCGGAATATCGTTGAATCCATGCTCTACACCATCAAACACATGAAGACCGCCTTTATCGTTGAACTCATACTTATATGTTTTGTCGTAGATATATCCACGCATAACCTCGTCAACAATCTGATAAGTTACGAAATATCTAGGCTTCTGAACTGTTGATTCATCATAAACCATGAATCCTTCTCTTGGATCTAAATAGGTAATCCCTAGATTTCCATAATCATCATTGAAATACAATTCATATCCTTTTCCAAAAACACTACAAATCTTAGATAGTTCTGCATTGTTGTCGTCCTGATCATTGTATTTATCTAGCAAGTTGATATAATCATCAATTTCTTTTTTCTTAGATGATACTTTGATTGGAACGCCAATAAAAAAACCGTTGAATGTGTCAACAATGTATTTTGCAAAGTTGACAACCACACGGTTATCGGGTTTATAGGCTTCTTTGTTGGCTTGATGCAAGATTGGATAATCTCCAATATAGGCATCATATAGCTTTTTATATCTGTCTGTGATTAACGACTTATGACTTGTAATCAATCTATTCAACACTTCAATATTAAGGATGTCTTTGTCGTCAGATAGCTTAAATATCGTATCTGGTTTAATAATGTATGCGTTCATTAAATACCTCCTTTAAACGTCCTTACTTTGACTCGACCAAATGCATATTTTTCAACTGCATATCGCATTGCATCCATCAAGTGGTTGAAATCATCAATTGGACGATTTATTTTGTTACCCAATCTGTCTTCATCCCATGTGTAGTTTCCTATTTCAGTTATGAAATTAACACATCTAGGATGAATGATAATTTCAAAATCTTGAATATATTGAATCCCATGCATAATGGAATCATTTCCCTTTTGCGATTTCTCAACACGAAGTCCATACCCTCTTAGCTCATCAATCGACTTAGGCTCTGCACAGTCTGCCGTGTAAGACTTCTTTTGATAATGTGAGCTTTCGATCTCCTCATAAAGCCTTTTGTTGGAAAGGCCTTTTTTATACACCTCATCCCAAACATAAAGTTTTTTATGTTCTGTATCAATGAAACCTATAAAAACTGCAGCAGGGTCATTCGTATACCCAAAGTCAATACCATCTACAGAATCACAGTTAACGACTTGATCTAGTGTATATTCTTCCTCTTTCCAATTCTCATAAACCAATCCATCAACAATACCCCAATTTCCTAATCCGGCCACCTGATATCGTCTAGGATTGTTCTTCTTCATATTTTCAAACAACCTTAAATCGGCATCATCCAACCATTCATTACACTTATAATTGGTTGTAATAGCTAATATGTCAGGGTCATTCTCTGCATCAAAGAATCTTTTTTTAAGCCAATGGTGTTCGTTCCAAGGGTTGAATGTAATCATCCACTGTTTCCAAAGATGTGGTGGTAACTCACCACGAATTGACTCATCTAGGGTATCAAAGTCTTTTTCACTTGTTATCTCATAGGCTTCTTCAAGCCATGCCCAACACAAATATCCATACTCAACAGTAATAGATGTTACTTTTAATGGATCATCAAGTCCTCTAAAAAGAATCTTCTGTCCAGTTGGAAGATAAGTTGCTTCCAAAGGTGAATACTTGAATTCCCATAAGTTCTCAACTCCCAACCTTTTTGTGGCCCATTTTAAATCCGTAAAGCACGAATCTTTAAGCGTTCGATAAGTTTTACGAACAACAAGAGTATTCGACTGATCGTATTTCATCATGTTGTATATGATGCGCAATGCGGTTGTTTTCGATTTTTTAGAAGCACGTGAGCCTTTGCATGCAACATAACGTCCTCTAAAGTTCCAATAAGACTTATATCCTCTTCCAACTATTTCAGGTAACCTGATAGTCTTAGTCTTCAAGTTCATCTTCTCCTTCGAACTTAGGAACTACGATTTCTGCTTGAACCTTATCTGTGAACAATGCATATCTTTTTCCAAGCAATTCCGCAGCTTTATTTGCATCAGAAAGCTTTGCAGGAATCTCAACGATTTGGGGAACTTCTTCTTTAACCGTTTTCTTTCTTGGTTTTCCATCTCCTGTATCGACATACTCTGAATGCTCTTTTGTCACTGTAACGACAACAGATTCTTTCATTTCTCTTCGCATTACTTTGGTGAGGTATTCCATGACTTCTTGAACATCTGCCACATTGTTACTGTGCGCTTTCTCAAGACACTCATCCACATATTCTCTGATATGCGGTAAAGCTAATAACCTGGATGCATGCTTTGATGCATTATCTCGGCTCTTGCAATTCTTATAAACTTCCAAATAAGCATCCACTGCGTTCATCGTTATCAAATATTTCTCACAAAAAAGCTTCTGCTTTTCAGTCAGCTTAGCCATAGAATTCCTCCTTTCTTGCATAAAAAAAGCCAAGACCTCTGTCTTGACATAATTTCTTATGATATTAGTTTATCACGAAATTCTTGTCCACTAGGGGACAAAATGCATTATTCGTAACTTTTTACCTCAATAACTGTATAACTGATTGGATCTCCATTCTTTAATCTTACTCGCATTTTCGCATTCAATTTTGATACAAGTGGAAAGCTAATCTCTTTTTCCTTTACTTTTTTCAAAAAATTCTCATCCTCAATATCTGCATTGATTGTTTTTCCAAGGAATTTAAACTGCCATTTACTGTTTCCTAATAAATCAGGCTTCCGAACTGTTAGTACTCCTGTAGCTTCTTGTTCGGTGATATCACCATTTAGTGATTCAACATCGATAGGATTCCTAGTTCTCATTAAATCTTCTTTATCCATTTCAACGGTCTTTACTGTTTTATCATCAGTAACTGCAATAGAAAATCCTGTCCGCTCACCATCTTCTGAAATAGTTTTTGATAATTCTGATAAGCACTTTTCTATTGAGGAATCTCTTGTGTAAAGATTATATGTTCTGTTATCAATATAGGTTACATTACCAACACAAGACTTGACTATAGTATTATTCCCTTCATGAATTACTTCTGCAGGCATTTGTCCACCAAGATTTTTCTTCAGTTCAACAATACTATTAAACGATTCTAGGATAGGTGGCATCAATGGAAATAATACAGTAGCCATATCAACAATCTGCTCTATCGTTATCATAAAGCTACCCTTTTCGATATTCTTTACTTTAAATTTGCAAAAATCATTTTCGGTTAATGACGAATCAGCAATTTTACCTAAAACCGCAACAACACAGTCTAGCGACTTAGATAATGTTTCTATATCAATGTCATTTTCGCCTTTAAACCTTAATGTAAGTGTTTCTTTTTTCATGACATACCCTCTTTTAATCAACATTATTGTACCACCTCTTCTTTTAAACACTAATACCTATATGAACATTATCAACGTCAATTAAACTAATTTACCAATTTCTCTGCGGATATGTTTGTACATTCCGTTCTTTGTGTAACCATATTTTTCTGCAACATCCCATGCATTCATATTCCAGAAGTATAGATCAAACAAAATATTCTGATCGCGCAAAGATAGAAGTTCTATCGCTTTACATTCATTTAAACGTCTACGATAATAGCTAATTTCTGCCACCTTTTGAGATTCTTCCTCCATCATTCCTAAAGGACTTGTATAAGAACCATGAAAGGTCGGCATAGGAGCATTGGATTTCTCCTGCTCCTTTGTCAACCTAATTGGATTATGACTAAGCCCTAACATTTTATGATTCAGAACCTCTAGTTCCTCATTTAGCTCAATGATTCGATGGCAGCAATAGTTTGCCGACTTCAAATCATTCAACATTTGATTTACTTTTAATTTGTTCATTTTGTCCACCTACTTCTTCTTTGCGACAACTGACCCTCTGTGCCAGGACTCTTCCCCACTACGATATCTTCTTTCGCTTGCTCTTTCCTGATGTAGTTTGTATTCTTTCAACCCTAGATTCTCACGCTCTAGTTTAGCAATGTAATCAATGACGTGATCCAATTTATTGTCCAGGTCAAACGATTTGTCTTTCGTTGCATTTCGAACGAAACGAAAGTAATTCAACAATGAATCACATTCATCTTTGATTTCTTTGTTGTGAATTTCATATTCAGTTAAGTTCATCACTTAGTCTCCTCAAATCCATCGTACGAACTAGCATACATACATTTGTATGCTCGCAAGTCCTTTTTCTTTTGTTCCAGTTCATACATCAGCTGTTCGTTCTGGTGTTCCAGACTGTTGATCCTATCGGACACGATAACGGAATACAGCATCATCGCGCCTACCCCTCCGACAAAGAACCCAATCATAAAGTAGATCACCCAACCACCTCACAGTTTCTTAAAATCTCATTGATTGACACATTATCCGGAACATTTCTAAAAAGTCCATATTTCTTCACTTCCAATAAAGACACATATCTGTTTATTGGTTTATTTCCAAGATTTCCTTCGAAATTCAGCAATATACAATATTCATTTTGTCTTAGTCTGTATAAAGGATCTTTACTTTCTCTTCTAGGCATCATAAACCCTGCCTGTCGTATCATTTGATTACCTCGCAATTGCCTAAGATTTCACGAATTGAAATATTTGTATCAACGTCTTTAAAATATCCCTTTTCGCGCATTTTAAACAAATGTATTTGATTTGCAATGTTATTATACGTTTTATAATCTTTATGCACGCTTAACAAATCATACTCAAATTGAGTTAGCTTATATTTTGGCTTTTCATATGGTTTATTTAACCATTCTTTAATCTTTTCACTGCATCCATATCCTGTACTAAATCCACACTCGCTACAACTAACATCACTGCATTGACAAGGCTTTCCGTCGACTAGTGCAAAACAGTAGCCGGAATTTTCTATGATTTCATCTTTAAAATGTTCATAATTTGTTTCCTGTTTTATTTCTTGTTTTTCTTCTTCAAACATCTCTTTAGCAGTTTTCATCTTCGCCATCTCCTTTCAACTTCTGCCCACAAAAAAGACAACGAGGGTAATATTTGTTTCCATGATGCGTTGGAATAGACACAACTTCATGCTTGCAAGTTGGACAACATAACATCAAATCACCACATGGGCCAAATTCAACATCTATTGGTTTCTTTGGTGTTTCTTTATCCGCAAGATCCCCCAACAATTGAAAATATACCTTGGCACGAGTAGTCTCTTCTATGTCTGCTGCTTCGCACGCAATTTGAAGTTCTTTTTCAAGAACTTGCAACAATTCTTGATATTTATTCATTCTCTTTCTCCTTATAAGGCTCAGGCATTGGCATCCAAGCAATAACTTTAAGATCATGTAGTACTCGTCTTCTCTCTATATGCCATTTGCCATCTAATGTGAATGATGTTGTAACAGATCTTGATCCATCATCATATTCAATACATACAAGCACCTCTTCTGACCTTGCTCTCCATAAATTATTATCCCATCGATCTGTGCCATAGAGTTTAGCAAAGATACTCTCGTGTTCTTCTGGAAGTCTTTCAGTGACAGGAATCCATTCACCGACTTTTGGCTGCTTTTTAATACGGTCAATAAACATGAATAGACAATCATTCCATCCATTGTTGTATCCACCTTTTTGATTCTGTAAACCCATATCCATCTTATCGTTCAATGCTTCTGGTCTAGATTGAAGCAATGCTTTTTCATCTATCATTTTCTTTCTCCTTTTCAAAATAAAACTTAACTTTCTTCTTATGCTCTTCGATCAATCCGTATTTCAACGCCAAGCGATATATAAATGGCTTTCTTAATCTTTCATACAATGATTCTAAATGCCTTCTAAATGAATCTATAGAAAACGTACTTTTATAAAAGTTGCACATCCTACACGTTGGCATAAGGTTGTCTAAATCGTTACTACCATCCTTTCCGTATACAGATATTACATGATCTACTTGCATATCCTTGTAATCAATCTCACATCCACAATAAGCACAATGCCCATTATATTTTTGGTAGACTTGTTCTCTAATTTTATTTTGAATCGGTTTCCTTGTCACAATTTCACATCCTCATCCTGTGGCATTTTAAAAACATTAGTGTTTTCAATCGATATAGACTGTTGTTCACTTATTCCCTTAGTTGTACTATAGAATCTTTCACTACCAATATATTTTTGAATTTCATCGAGTACTTCTAAAGCTTTTTCTTTGGTTGAATATTCGCCTAATTCCTGTTCGTATCTATCATAGTGCCCGTGAATTGAGTAATAAATGCACCCATCGATATCGCCTTTACAAATTCTAAACGAATTAACGTTTGCTAATATATAATTGTTCTGACTCCTAATCCACATACACTAGTACCCGTTTTTTAACCTTTCCATGTTGATCGCATTCTTTCTCATATAAGCTGCATAGACTTCTTCCAGGCAGAATCCTAAATGTTCGCTTAGTGCCAATAGATACATCAATCGACAATCTACAAGATTAACAATACGTGTCAATGTACTCGCTATTCCATAGGCGATATCCATTTGTACCACAGGCATATAGTTGCGAGGATTTTCTACATTGTACTCGGAATCTGAAAAGTATTCTCTTTTTCCATAAAGTAATTCGTAGATCAGGACGAAGTGAAAGATGTCTGCCAACTCTTCCAGGGCCTTATTTCTGTCGACTGGTTCCTGAGATTTCTTCCACCAGCACCAGTCACCTTTGAGTTCGTGAGTGAATTCACCAATCTCATCGAGTGTAGCTAAGTCGATTTGTTCCTTTGAAATCGTAGTCAAACCAAACTCTTTCATGATGGCCGAATTCAGCTCATCTTGTTTCTTTAGCATTGTCTCAATCATGCGTAGTTCTGAGTCTTTCATTACTTTTCCTCCTTGTTGTCTTTTGAGAAAATCCATTCAAGTGTTTTGAACAGTTCTTCGTTTTGTTTTTTCTGCTCTTTCAGTAAGGCTTTATGCTTTTTTAGATCCACTCCGCCAAACCATGCGTCCATATTGCTCAGGCCATACATGATTTGTTCTTCTTGAGTGAAAGGAAGGTTGTTCTGGTCATGCCCTTCTGGATCTAGAACGAAATCATATTCATCTGGAGTTCCGCAGCCATTCTGCAGATTGAAGTACTGGATGTGTCCATCGTCATCCAGGTACAATCTGTCGTGTTCGTTTGTTCCGACCATGTGAATGCATTTCGTGCAGTAATCTCTCACGTAGATGGCCGGCATCTTTATACAGTCAAAAATCATCATTCTCGATTTCTCCTTTAAAACTTCGCCATTCTTCGTCAGAACGGAAGGTCATCCGATGCAATCTCAAGAGCATCAACTTCGGCTTGTTGAGTCAAACTTTGCGCATACTGCACATTCGATTGATTGTGATTACTTGCCTGAGTTCCATACGATTGATTCTGAGCGTAACTTTGAGTGCCATAGGTGTTTGTAACTTCTAGAGTGTTCTGCCCGTTAAAATCATTTCTAGGTGTCAAAAACTGTACATTCTCTGCAACAACTTCTGTGACATAGACTTTTTGCCCTTGCTGGTTGTCGTATGAGCGTGTATTGATTCGGCCTTCAATGCCTAGCTGATTCCCTTTCTTCTGGTACAGTTGGATGTTGTCGGCCAGTTTGTTCCATGCAACGCAGTTGATGAAATCAGCATCTTGTGTTCCATCTTGGTTCTGTCTTCGATTGACTGCCAAAGTAAACGAACACACGCTTGTTCCGTTTGTTGTTTTTCTGAGTTCTGGATCACGTACTAAGTGTTGATTGCCAAATTAATTGAATATGAAAACCAATAATCTAATCACATTAAATG